CAGGCAGTTGAGGTGCAGCAGCAGGCCGCGCGGGAGGCTACGCCGAAGGAGCTGGATATCGAGGCTGTGGCCCGGTCGCTGGGGATGTGGCCGTCTCGGCCCGGTGAGGACTGGGCGCCGTTCCGTGCCCGGGTGCTGGCGGCGATGGCGGCACGTCAGGGGGCCGGCGATGGCCAAGCGTAAGGCGGAGTCGATGACGCCCGAGGAGCGGGAGCGCAATCGGCGCTTGGCGCGGGAAGAGTCGAAGGCGCGGTGTGCAGCTGCTGCGCTGGCGTTGATGCCCGAGGCGCAGGGCTATTTGATTGCCCAAGGGGCAATGGTGCCGGGGGAGAGCGTAGCGGAGCGGCTGGGCCGGCTGGATGGTTTCAGGCAGCGGCTGGTGCAGACGTCTGCACCCGCTGCTGCGCCGGATTACCGGCCGACGATGCGGCAGCAGCAGGCAGCAGCTGCGGCCGGAATGGAAGAGGTGGAGTTTTGACCAGGATGCAGGTGCCGCGCGAGCTGTCGGCGGCAGTGCGGCAGTTTGTGCAGGATTTTGAGCGGGTCACGAATCGCTGGGTGCGGGAGGGTTGGCACCAGCCGGCAGAGGTGGAGGGCTGGCGGGCAGTGATTCGGGAGGATATGCAATCGGCAAAGGGTGCAAATTCGGCCATTGATTCGAGGCCGCAGGCGGACAGGATCAGGGCGTGGTGCGGGACGTTCCGCGAGCTGGCGAGCAAGATCGAAAACAAGGGGCAGTGATCATGGGTATCAAAGAGGATGTGCGGGCCAGTTACATGACGGGGTTCGCGGCACGGATGCGCAACTGGGCACGGTCAATGGCGGGCACGTCGGCGGGGTTCGCTCAGGTCAATTGGGACTTCGATCCTCGGTACGATGATGGCGGTGTGTCGTTGCCAATCCTGATGGGCGAGGCGGAAGACACGGGCAAGGCCCTGGAGACTTTGCCTATCCGGTTCCGGCGGGCCGTTGAGCTGTACTGGATGTGGGGCGATGCGGATGCAGACTTGACGGTACTGGGGCGGAAATGTGCGGTTGATTACCGGACGTATGGTGCCCGTGTGATCGAGGGTCATGCCCTGCTGCAGGCAGAGCTGGCGCGGGCTGCGGCTGCATGGCGGGCACATCGGGCGCGCTCAGAGGCGGCGGTGGCGGTGGCGCATCGGATCGAAGAAGTGTTGACGTGACCTGTTTTGCAGGTCTAAAGTGCCGATATCAGTAACGTTGAAGTTGCGTCCAAAGCCCGTACAGCCCCCCGCTGACGGGCTTTTTTGTTGTCCTCGCTCATGCCTGTATCCGCTCCCAAACCCTGCACGTTTCCTCGCTGCCGTGACCGCGCCCTCTCTGGCGGTAGCCGGTGCGAGGCGCATCGGGTCGAGGCTGGATCGTTCGCCGACCGGCATCGCGGGTCGAGGCATGAGCGAGGTTACGGCAGTGAGTGGGACAAGAAGCGGTTGCGCATCTTTGAGCGTGACTGTGGGTTGTGTCAGGAATGCTTGCGCAATGGTCGGGTAACTGCCTGTGGTGGCAAACCCTACTCGGCCTTCTGTGACCACATCATCAACAAGGCCGAAGGCGGCACGGATGATGACGACAACCTGCAGACCTTGTGCAATGACTGCCACAAGGCCAAGACCGATGCCGAGAAAAAGAGAGGCAGGGGGAGGGGGGTGTAAATCTCTGCAGCCTCTGCCCTCGGGACCGAGTATTTAGGCTCCAAGTTTCGCGCAAGGGTTTTTGAGGGGGGGAGGGGTAAGAAGGATTGGGCCGCTGCTGCGCTGAATTGCGCACGGCGGCTTTTTTTATGGCCAGACGGCCGGGAGGCGATTGTGGACTTTGAGAAGCCCGATCTGACGGTGGTTCAAGGTGGATTTGGAAAGACGCCGAATCGGTCGGTTGGTACCGAGGTGGTTTCTCCAGACCCGCCGCCCGGCTCCGGCCTGTCGTCGCAAGAGCGACGAGTCTGGGTCTACATCTGCGAGCAGCTCCGCGCGTCCGGCGTCGAGCACCGCACGGCCGGCTTCGCCATCGTGATCATCGTTCGCGCCTGGATGAAGATCATCGAGTCGCTGGCGGAGATGGCCACGAAAGGTGAAGACCTGATCTCTGCAACCGGCAACCCCTACCCGGCGCCTTGGACCCAGCGCTATTACGCAAATCTGAAGGTGCTTGAAAAATGGTTGCCTCAAGCGTGCCTGACGATTCCGTCGCTGGCGAAAGTGAAGGAAGGGCAGGGCGGAAGCGGAACCGGCGACCTGTTCGACGGGTTGATGGATTACGCAGGCGCGCATCCCGGCTAATACCGGACACCCTCCACCCGTGGGATTCCTACGGCGTGGCAGTGCTCACCGGCAAGATCGTCGTTTGTGAATACACGTACCTCGCAGTCTGGCGGCACTATCAGGATCTGAAGGACGGCGCCAAGCGCGGTCTGGTGTTCAGCCCGCCGCATGCGGCGCACTGCATCGAGTTCTTCCCGCGCTACCTCGTTCACGTCGAGGGGCCACTCGGTGGCCAGCCCTTCGTACTCGATCCGTGGCAGCAGTTCTTCACGGCAGTGCTCGTCGGCTGGCGGAATGCTGACGGCACCCGGCGTTTTCGCACTGGCTACATCGAGGTTGCGCGGAAGAACGGCAAGTCCACGTGGATGGCCGGGCTGGGGTTGTACTTCGTGCGCTTCGACAGGGAGCCCGGCGCCAACGTTCACAGCGTGGCCACGAAGCAGGAGCAGGCGCTTGAGATCTACGATCCGGCGGCGCTTATGGTCAAGAAGAGCAAGGCGCTGTCCGCCGTGCTCAAGGTCTTCGACTCGCGCAAGAAGATCACCAGTCTCGACGGCGCCTGCCGCTTCGAGCCGCTGGCGTCCGACTCCGACACGCTCGACGGCCTCAACCCTTCGGTTGCGCTGATCGACGAACTGCACGCCCACAAGACGCGCGGCATCTGGGACGTGATGCGCTCCGCAATGGGCGCCCGGCGGCACCCGCTGCTGCTGGCCATCACAACGGCCGGCTTTATCCCTTACGGTATCTGCACCGAGCAACGCAAGTATCTCGTCCAGATCCTGCAGGGCGAGGCGGTCAATGACAGCTATTTCGGCGTCATCTTCACGCTGGACGAAGGCGACGACTGGCGCAAGGAGGCCAACTGGCGCAAGGCAAACCCCGCGCTCGGCTCTGCAAAGAGTCTCGCCTACATGCGCTCCGAAGCGCGGTCGGCAGCCGAGGTGCCCAGCCAGCTCAACAACTTTTTAACGAAAGAGCTGAACGTCTGGTGCAACCAAGCGCAAGCGTGGTTTGACATCTTTGTCTGGGACAAGGGCAGCAAGCCCTTCACACCCGAAAGCCTGCACGGGCGCGAGTGTTACGGCGGGCTCGACCTGGCCGATACAACCGACCTTGCAGCCTTTGAGCTGGTGTTCCCTCCGGTCGAAGAAGACCCCGACTGGTATCTGCTCTCGTGGGTGTTCTGCCCGGCCGAGAACATCGATCTCCGCGCCAAGCGCGACAAGGTGCTGTATCCGGCCTGGGTCAAGAGTCAGCACCTGATTGCCACCCCGGGCAACGTCACCGACTACGAACGCATCCGCGAGGAAGTGCTCAAGGCTCGTGGCCTGTACGACATGCGCGAAGTGGGGATTGACCCGTGGAATGCCACGCACCTCACCAACCAGCTGCTGGAAGACGGCGTGAACATGGTCAAGGTGCCGCAGAACTTCGGCAACTTGTCGGCCCCGTCCAAGCGCCTCGAGGAGCTGGTGCTCTCCAAGCGCCTCCGGCACGGCGGGCACCCCGTCCTGCGCTGGTGCGCGGGCAACGTCACGCTCTTGCGCGACAGCAATGGCAACTACCGCCCGAACAAGGGCAAGAGCACGGAGCGGATTGACCCCGTTGTCGCCGGCATCATTGCCATCGGCCGGGCCATTGCGCACATCGCAGAAGAAAACTACTACGACGGATCGCTTGACCTCCTATGACCATTCGTTCCCGACTCACCGGCTGGCTGCTGCGTGGCATGCACCCGCGCGACCCGGCCCTTGCCGAATGGCTCACGGGCGGCCTGTCCATGGCCGGCGTCCCGGTAACCGTCACTTCGGCCCTGCGCGTCGCATCTGTCTATGCATCTGTCCGTGTCCTGGCGGAGACGCTGGCCAGCGTCCCGATCATCGTCTATCGACGGAAACCGGGCGGCGGTAAAGAGCGGGCGACTGACCACTGGTTGTATCCGCTCCTCCATAACGGCCCCAATGGCTGGATGAGCAGCTTCGCCTGGCGTGAAATGGGCATGGCTCATTTGTGCCTCAAGGGCGCCAGCTACTCCCGTATCGTCGGTGACCCGCGCGGGCGCCGGCAGCTCATCCCCCTAAGCCCCGACAACGTTCGGGCCGCGCTGCTCGACAGCGGCAAGCTGGCATATCGCGTGCAGACGTCTGCAGGGCAAATCACCCTCCTGCAGGACGAGGTGCTGCGTATCCCCTTCATGACGCTGGACGGCGTCACGCCCCTGACCCCAATCGGCGTGCAGCGCGAAACCATCGGCAGC